CATCCGAAATCTTGTTCCGAATCTCTGCGACCATTCTTAGCTGCTTGCTTTTGTGCAGACTGACGGTTGAAGATACCACGCTCACCAGACTTGCTCTCGTACAGTGACAGCCATTCACGCATGAATGTACCCATCTGTGGCTTCTCTTTGTAGGCAACGCTGTTGTTTGCAAGCGCACGTTGTCCTTCGTTTTCCCACCACATACCTGACTTAGCATGACTCATCTGGTCATCGTTCAGGTTGGACAGGCTGATGAGTGCGCTGCGTCTGACCCCACCGACAACTACAACCTCACCAATCTTACACATAATGTCGTGGCACTCAATGGGGTAGAGCCTACGACCTGCTGCAGCTTTGAACTTATCAATGATAAACTCAAACAATTCTTCAAGTGGGGCTGGGCCACTGGCACGACCACCAAAAGTCTTGAGACGTGCGCCAGCAGGACGAACCTCTGACACATCCCATTTTGGTATCTGCCCTGCGTACAGGAGCGAAATTAATTCACGCAGTGATTTGGCCCAGCCCGGACGTGAATCGCCAACCTTGATAATAGTGTCAGTGACATGCATATCTTCGTTGACGATTGGTAGCTTCTCAATGTGATGACGTTCTACTGAGAAGCCTACGCCTGTGCCACACATAAGAATATACATTGTCTCATCAAACGCACGTGGGCTATCCACTGGTACGTATGAGCAGTTGTATCCACCTACGTGGCAACGGTCCAGTGCTGGTCCTGCTGTCATCAAGGCTCTCATGCTAGGCATAATGTGCTGGTCAAGTACGGCAGTTTCTAGTTCTGCACGTAACTCATCAGCAAGTGTATACTTGTGTTTTTTCTTGAGATGTTTGGTCAGGTAATCAAAGTAACGTGATACCGTCTCAGGCCATGTCTCTCGCCTCTGTTCGTCTTCCTTCCACCTTGCATAACGAGACAAGGCAATGAAGTTTTGATAATCTGTAGGTAAATAATTGTTCATGGGGTCACTCCTGTACTGTTCTTATATTACGTATTTTAATGCCTTCTATATCATAGAGGTACTCCTCTATACTCTCTTCCAATTCCTCTGCCACATTCTCATCTGCCGGAACTGGATATTCTTCTGGGTCTACATCCATTGTAAGAAACATCTTAACTCTTATCATCGTAGCATCCCTCAACTTCGGTAATCAACCTGTTTAAGTACCAACGTGCTTTGTTCAGGTCTTCTGTACCATTCTTGTAACGGTAACGCCATAGATACTTCATGATGTTACCTTGTAGGTAGAACTCAAAGCCCTCACCCAACGCTGCAGAAATAGCATCAATACACTCAATGCCAGACTCATTGTAGTGGGGTGGGCTGTTCACCATATCCCTAGCTTCTTCTTCAATCTTCTTCATAATATTGTGATAGCTTGTCATCATGCACTCCCTTCTGTTTTAGTTCCAAAGTCAATCTTTACTACGTTGCCCTCTTCGCTAACAACCTCTGGCTTTCTTTCTAACTCAACATCGTAGTGCTTGTCAACCTTTTCCATAACATATTCGTGAACTAAATCACGGAAGTCTTCATTCAATTCCATCACAGGAATTGTTGATGCCAGCATCTTGCAGAAGTGCATTACCTGAAAGTAGTCCTCATCATCAAGGTCATTCTCTGGTTGCGTTATGATGGCTACATCAATCTCCCCATTCCACATACCCTCACGGTCACGGGTAGGTCTGATACGTACCACAAAATCTTCTGCTTCAATTCTTTCCAGTTCTATCTTAGACATATTTACTTGCTCCTTTGTATCTTTGTACCTGAAAACTTAATAAAGTCAGGGTAATTGTTCTTGCCTTTTTCTTTTAGCCAATCTTCTGGAATAACACGCTCTGCTACTTTGAACCCATGCTTGTCACACCACATACCATATGTTGACTTAGCACCCTTACGTAGTTTGCGTCTACTGTTTTCAAACACAAACCGTATATCCAACTTAGGATGCTGCTTTTTTATGGCAAGATGTTTACGTCTATCAGCAGTGGTAAACATGCCTTTAGTCTCGATTATGATACCATTATCCAACACGAAGTCTGGGGTATATGTACGATAGGATAGGTCTTCCCATTCTATCTTCATACACTCGTAAGCATACCCAATGTTCTGCTCTTCGAGTGCCGCAGCAATCTTAATCTCAAGACCACTGCGATACCCATACTTACGTGCGGCTCTGAACTGCTTGTAGTTAGGCGACATTTTCTTTGTACTCGTCTGCGAGTTCAACATAGTCTACTAACTTAGGCATTGCAGCCTTTGACATTACAGCAGGAAGCTGAACAGTATTAGGCCAGCAATCCTTTCTGTATGCACAGAAGCTACAGTTCTTGTTCAGAACCTTGTTGCCCGTAGGCTTTCCTCTAAATGTTTCCTCTTCTGCTTCATAACAACGCTCAAACTTATTGTTATCTAAATCCGACACCAACTGTTCTATCTTAGCAACTTCTGTATCAATGTCAAGACCAGTTGCTGGTACGTACTTGAACTGACCATTAGCTTTGTTGACTACCCACCAGCCACCAGCTTTCTTGCCGGATGCTTTGGCATACCCTGCTAGTTGTGCAACGTACCCAAAGGAATCATTGCTTGCCAGAGTATTGTAGGATTCGAACTTGTTTGTGTATGACCAGTTTGAAGCTGATTTAATATCATCAACTGCATCCCGAATGACAATATCATATGTGCCAGACACGTTAGTGTTACTGAGATTAAGAGTAACCTTTTCACTATCTTCATACTCTACTCCCGCTTCTGTTAACAACCCTTTGAAGACAGCTTCAACGATGTCTCCAATCATCATGTTCATCACGAAGGTAGTTGGCTTTGGTAGACCAACCTCTGGTTTGTTCTTCTCGTACCAGAGTTGGCAGGAAGGTCTGCCTACGTTTGACATACGCAAGCTGAACTTCCCACCTCTCTTGTGTCCACCAAACTGCCGACTCAACGCATCTTTTATGTCGCTTGCTACTTGGTCAATAGTCTTATTAGACATTGTAGATTTGCCTGATACTGCATCTTCCAAGTACTGATGCAATGCGAGTTCAGCAGGATGGTTCATTACGCTACCTCGTCTTCCTCAATCTCAATATCAACCAAACTATCCACAACGTCCACGTCATCGTCATCCATGTCAGAGTTAGCTTTTTCTGCCCATGCGTTTGCGATGTACGAGTTGTAGTTATCCACCCATGCCATGAAGTCAGCAAACATTGCTTGGTCTTCGTCACTGATGTTGATTGTCTTTGAGACATCTAGCGACACTACTGGAAGGTAAAAGGCATTACCGTTAGGTAACTTTCTTTCCTGAGTGTTAGCCGTAATGATGTGCTGTACAGGAAGACGCTGCATCTTTGCAAGTGAGGTGAAACTCTCACCGACAATCTTGAAAGCATCTCGATTGTCAATCTCCCAAATGAATGGTACTGCTCCTAAGTCAGCAGCATCACCGTTAGCAGTGACGGCATCGTTAAGTTCTACCGTACCAAGTACAACACGAACACGTTTAATCTGCTTGATTAACTCTTGTGTCTTCTCAGGCAGAGCCTTGAAGTCCTTGATGTAACCAGCAGGTTTGCCACAGTTAAAGCCACCGTCATTATCCTTGAGGTCAATGTTCAAGTCATCGTTCATAAGTGTTTTAATGTAGCGATTAGGAGCGTCACCCATGCCACGTACAAAACGCTTGTACATAAAACGCTGCATGAACGGACGCATCTTAATAGATGAAGCGTAGTAAGTCTCGCCATCAGGAACTTCCAGCTTGTATGTACCGCCAGATACTACTTCCATGTTGACCATCTTACCCTTTACTTCGGTCTGCCCCATGACAGGGCTATGATTGATACGTAAACGAGCAAGCGTACTGGACTTTTGCTTTTGGTTGGATGCCTCAGAGGCAATCCCCATTGCTTTAGCCATAGCAGCATAGTTATTAGCATCAATTGTAGTCAGTTGTGTCATATCTTTTCTCCTTCTGTTTGTGAAAGTCTGATAGTTATATCAGCTTACATCCTTCGTGTCAAGCCAATTCGGTCCAATTTTTGCCTCAAGAAGTAGTGGTACATTGAACTTAATACCCCAACGTGTAGTAATCAAATCAGGTAACTCTCTGTTTGTCTTATTTATTGCTTCGATTACTGCTCGTTCTTCTTCAGGATGTACATCAATAACAATACTGTCATGAACTGTATTGACTATACATGATTTCATAGAGGATAGCAACCCCTCAATGTGCATTAATGCGATAGGCACAATGTCTGCTGTGGCAAATGACTGCACAGGATAGTTCTTTATCTGCGTAAAGTGGGATACCCTGCCACTTGCCTTGCGTACAACATCAGGGAAAGCAAACTCTCTGCCTGACGGTGTGCGTATTACACCAGTGTTCAAAGCCTCTTTAGCCAATCTGGTATGCCAAAGCCCGATACCTTCGTACTTCTCTGTGAAGTGTGTGTAGTACTTTGCTTCGGCTGGTGTGCGTCCGTAACCCGTTGCGCCATATAGCGGTGCAAAGGTGTGCGCTTTCGCATCCTGTCTATTCGTAGGTTGACCAGCATTGGTAATAACTTTAGCGGTGTATGAGTGTACATCAAACCCAGTAGAAACTTCTTCAATAGCGACTCCATCTTGTGATAGATAGGCAGCAGCACGAAACTCTAGCTGTGCAAAGTCAGCTTCAAGTATCTTGCCACCACTCCACCGTGATACAAATACTTTCTTAACAGGGAACGTACCACCACGTGGCATGTTCTGCATATTAGGGTCAGCACCTGAGAACCGACCAGTAGCAGTGCGATGCTGAAGCAGACGCACATGCAGTTTACCATCTGACTTAGTGTGTGTTGAGATACCATCAACAAATGATGACAGGTATGTATCCACGGCACTGAGCCTACGAACTTTGGCAAGGAAGTCTGCCGCATCTGACATGCCCTTTGCCTTTGAAATATTCTCAAGTGTCTCTAGGTTCTGCTTACTTGTAGTGAACCCATTAGCACTTGCCCATTTAGCAGAAGGTGGCTTGAACTTGAGGCCAGCAATCTCGCTAGTGGGGTTGAAGAGAAAACCTGCTGTATCACAGGTAGTACAACGATTAGGTCTTGCATATGG